TATTACGATAGCAATAGAAGAAAAGGTAGAAGCTGGGATATAAAATTAAATAATAATGATTTTATAATTTTTCCTAGTACACAACAATATTTTATAACCAATAATCAAAAAGATAATTTGAATTTAATTCTTAAAATTACTTATGAATATATCTAATCATTATTGGTATTTTAAATCAGCATTAACACCTAAATTCTGTGATGATGTAATAGCTTATGCTAACTCACAAAAAGAAGTAATGGCTAGAACAGGTGGTTATGGAAATAAAAAATTAAATAAGGATCAAGTTTTAGATTTAAAGAAAAAAAGAAACTCTGATTTAGTTTGGTTAAATGATCTTTGGATATATAAAGAACTACACCCATTTGTTCATGAAGCAAATCATAAAGCTGGTTGGGATTTTCAATGGGAGAGAAGTGAATCTTGTCAGTTTACAAAATATAAATTAAATCAATATTATGATTGGCATTGTGATGGTTGGGATAAACCTTATGATCGTAAAGATAAAAATGATCCTGATAATGGTAAAATAAGAAAATTATCAATGACCTGTCAATTAACAGATGGATCAGAATATCAAGGTGGAGAACTAGAGTTTGATTTTAGAAACTATGATCCTCACATGAGAGATGAATCAAAACATAAAATACAATGTAAGGAAATATTACCAAAAGGTTCTATTATTGTATTTCCTAGTTTTGTGTGGCATAGAGTTAAACCAGTAACATCAGGAACTAGATATAGTCTTGTTGTTTGGCATTTAGGAAACAAATTTATTTAGTATGTTTATTAATAATTATTTTAATACAACTATATGGTCAGAACAAAAACCAGAGTTTGTTAAGTCATTAACAAAAGCTAGTAATAAATATATTAAGGAAGCAAGAAGTTTTCCAGAAGCTAAAAAACATATAAAACAATTTGGAGATTTTGGTAGAAGTTATCATTCAACACCATTAACAAATGATAATGATTTTTTAGATTTTAGAAATTATATTGGTCAAAAGTCTTGGGAATATTTAGATCATCAAGGTTTTGATATGGCACAATATAAAACTATGTTTAGTGAGATGTGGGTGCAAGAGTTTGCTAAAAAAGGTGGTGGACATCATTCAGCTCATGTTCATTGGAATCAGCATGTATCAGGTTTTTATTTTTTAAAGTGTAGTGATAAAACATCTAAACCAGTATTTCACGAACCAAGAACTGGTGCGAGAGCAACAAAATTAAAAATGAAAGATCAAAAAGGTGTATGGGGTGGATCAGAATTGATACATTTTAATCCTACTCCTGGAACTTTAATTATATTTCCAGGTTTTTTAGAACATGAATTTAGTGTAGATTTTGGTATTGAACCATTTAGATTTATACATTGGAATATAACTGCTATACCTAAAGAAATGGCAATAGATGTCGTTTAAAAAAAATAAATATACAATAATAAGAAAAGCTATTGATAAAGATTTAGCATTATTTTTATATAATTATTTTTTAATGAAAAGACAAGTTTATGATACTTGTTTAGCAGAAAGATATTTTAGTCCTTTTGAAACTGCTTTTGGTAATTATGAAAAAGATAATGAACAGATACCAAATACTTATAGTCATTATTCAGATGTTGCTATGGAAACTTTAATGTTAAAATGCCAACCAGTAATGGAAAAAGCAACAGAATTAAAATTATATCCAGCTTATACTTATGCTAGAATATATAAAAAAGGGGATATTTTAAAAAGACATAGAGATAGATTTAGTTGTGAAATATCAACTACTATGAATCTTGGTGGAGATAAATGGTCAATATATTTAGAACCATCAGGAGAGTTAGGTAAAAAAGGAATTAAAGTAGATTTATCTCCAGGAGATATGCTAGTTTATAGAGGTATAGAACTAGAACATTGGAGAGAAAAATTCAAAGGTAAGGTTTCAGCACAAGTATTTTTACATTATAACAATACTAAAACAAAATTTGCTAGAGATAATATGTTTGATAGAAGAAAGCATTTAGGACTTCCAAACTGGTTTAAGAAATAATCAGTTTTGAAAGAGGAGGGTCAGGTTCTCCACCACAGTAATCTGGCTCTCCTTTAAAAATTATGAAAAAAGAAAAAATAAAAATTTTAGTTTGTATTCCTAGTTTTGATACTAAGATACATTTAGAAACAATATCATCTATTATATCTACTAGAGATATACTTTTAAAACATGGTGTTGGTATTGGAATGATGTGGATAAGAGATAGTCTAATAACAAGAGGACGAAATAAATTAGTATCAGAATTTTTAAAAGGAGATTATACTCATTTATTTTTTATAGATGCTGATATAAGTTTTGCTCCAGATGATTTTATTAGAGTATTATCTTTTAATAAAGATATAGTTACAGCTCCATATCCAATTAAAAAAGATGGTAAAGTTGATGATGGAGATGCAAGTATGGGTTGGTGTGTTAATTTTCCATTAGGCAAATATTCATTTAAAGAAAATACAAATGGTTTTAAAAAATGTGATTATGCTGGTACTGGTTTTATGTGTATCAAAAGAAAAGTATTTGACAGGATAAAAGAAAAATATCCAAGTATAGAATATAAATCAGATGTTGAAGTTACTATTGATGGTAATAGTAAAAGTCATAAAGGTAATACTGAATATGCTTTTTTTGACTGTGGAATACAAGGTCAAGGTGTTTTAGAAGATAAAGATAATACTAAAAGATATTTAAGTGAAGATTTTTATTTTTGTGCTTTATGGCAACAATGTGGTGGAGAAATATGGACAGATATAACTAGCGAATTAAAACATATTGGTATAAAAATATACGAAAGAAAACCAATGGTTAAAAGAAAGTAATTATGATGTATTATATAAATGATATAAGATTTAAAATAGAATGTTTTTGTATTGACCACCCAATATTAGTTCCATTTGTTATTGGATTTATTTTAGGTGCTTTGTTTCTATGAGTGCAGATTTAGATAAAACATTTGAAAATGAATTTAAACCTACATATGATAATCGTGGTTCTAATGATTTAGAAAAACAAATAGAAGTTTTAAAAGGACAAAAAAAATTTTTACAAGAAAGATTAAGAAAAGCTGGAGAAGAAATAAATCAGTTAAAGAATTTTACAAATGATGAAATAGTAAACAATGTAATTAAAAAACATATCGCTAGACACAAACAAGGTATGGAAACTTTTGGTAAAACAATACAGGATAATAAAAGACCACCAAAAGAATGGATTAGTGAAGCACAACAAGAAGCTATGGACTTTATCGTATATTTAGAAAAATTAGATAAAACCCTATAAAAGACCCTCATTAAACCCCCTGACATGCCCTAGAATTGACAAAACGATATAAATGTAGGGTCTAGTACCCCTTAAAAAAAAGAGTATATTATGGCTAAAAAAAAAGGATTATATGGTGTAGTAAATTATGTTAAAAAGACACCTAAAAAACGACCTAGAGTTCACTCAAAGTCGCCAAATAAAAGTAAAAAACCTATTAAGAAGTACAAAGGACAAGGAAGATAATGAATAAAAAGAAATATAAAATTAAAAGTAGTGGTACTGCACATCAAAGGATTGACGATCATGAGAAATTATGCAGAATAATGCAAGAAATGACAAATAAGAAAATAGACAGGTTAGAAAAAATTGTCATGACATCTACAGGTATGTTAATATTGGGAATGTCCACAATCATTTATAAATTGTTATTAAGCTAGGAGGTATCCATGCAATTATCAAAACATTTTAAACTAGAAGAATTTACAAAGAGTATGACAGCAACTAGAAAAGGTATAAAAAACGACCCTGGTGCTGGAGATATAAAAAATTTAGAAAATATCTGTTATGAGATATTAGAACCAGTTAGAGCTAAATTTGATAAACCAATTACTATAACATCTGGCTATCGTTCAGAAGAATTGTGTGAAGCTATTGGTTCAAAAAAAACGAGCCAACACGCAAAAGGACAAGCAGTTGATTTTGAAATAGGTGGTATTCCAAATATCAAAGTAGCTTATTGGCTAGAAAATAATGTTGATTTTGATCAACTTATATTAGAGTTTTATAATCCTGATGATCCAGCAGGAGGTTGGATTCATGTTAGTTATAATGAAAAAGGTAATAATAGAAAGCAAGTCTTAACTTATGATGGGAAAAAATTTGATAATGGACTCCCTGATATGGAATGGAAAGATGGCAAAGTGGTAGGTTCATAATGTGGTTTAGTCTAGCAAAGATGGCACTTAAAACTGGTGCAAATGTATATTCAAATAAGCAAAAACAAAAAGAGGCAATGTCACAAGCCGCACTATTAACTGCTGAAAAGATGGCTAGAGGAGAAACTGCTTATCAAGGTAAGTTATTAGAAGCTAGACAAAATGATTATAAAGATGAATTTGTCCTTATAATACTTTCAGCCCCAATAATTGTACTCGCATGGGCAGTTTTTAGTGACGATCCTGCTATGATGGATAAAATAGAATTGTTTTTTCATCATTTTGGTAATCTTCCAGTCTGGTTTCAGACTTTATGGATAACTGTAGTTGCAAGTATTTTTGGTATAAAAGGAACACAGATATTTAAAAATGGTGGACCAAAACAAAAATGATGATTTAAAGGATTTTAAAGATTGGTTTCTTAAAAATAACACAATACAAACTCCTTATGACAATCCATTAATGTTTATTGATGGCATTGCAGGTATTACCTTATATAAAAAACAACCTTATCAAGTACAATTATTTATTTGTGAACCAAATACTGTGATTACAGAACACTCACACCCTAATATAGACAGTTATGAGATGTTTTTATATGGAATGGAGTTTTCTCATAAAGGTAAAATTATAATAGATAAAAGAATGTCTATGTTAAGAAAGAAAAATATTCCTCGTTTATCAAATGTAACTTTAAGAATAAAACCAAATGATTTACATGGTGCATTATCATCAGAAAAAGGTGGTGCTTTTATCTCAATACAAAAATGGTTAAATAATATAAACCCAACTCATGTTTCTAAAGATTGGCAAGGACAACCTTTAGGCGATAAACATAAACTACAATTAAATGAGGATTAAATATGACAAAATGGGCATTAGTTTTGGTTATATGTTCATTTGAATCTAATACTTGTATTCCACCATTAAATTATCCTACTCAATTTGATGATGCTTATGATTGCATGATGACTGGGTATCAAGAATCAATAAATAAAACGATTCAAATAGGTAGAGAAGATATAAATAAACACAATATATACATTAAATTTAGTTGTAATCCTATTGATACTATCTGATTTGCAACCATAGGTTAATTATGATACCTTATCTAGTATATGAGTAAAAAAATTTTACAAGTTCTTGTTATTGGAGATACTCATGATTCTCCTGATATTCCTGATAAAGATAGATTTGGTTGGTTCGCAAAACATATAAAAAAAACAAAACCAGATTATGTAGTACAAATTGGAGATTTTATTACTCTTGATTCATGTACTCACTATATAAAAGATGATACTTATACTGCAAGAATAGAAAAACCAATTTTTTTAAAAGATATGGAATCAATGGATTCTGCTATGGAAGAATTTGATTATCATTTAAAAAAGTTTGATGTTAAAAAATATATAACAATGGGTAATCACGAAAGAAGAATGTTTCGTAAAGAAGATCACAACCCTAGTTTTTATGGAATGTGTCAAAAAGAATATTATGGAATATGTAAAAAGTATGATTGGGAAGTTATACCTTATGGAAAATATTTAATGTTAGGTGGTGTAGGTTTCATTCATGCACCAATTAATCCTATGGGTAAAGAATATGGTGGAGAAGCTAGTGAAAGAATGGTCGCTAATAAATCTAAAATAGATATTGTGTTTGGTCATAGTCATAGGGCACAAGATAACAGAGTATCAAAAATTAGTCCTATTAAAAATGATTTTACAAGAATTATAAATGTTGGTTGTGCTTTACCTTATAATCATATTGAGGGTTATGCCAAACATAGTTTAACTGGGTGGACTTATCAAATATGTGAACTAAAAATTTGGGATAATCATATACAAGAAGTTAATAATATTTCTATGGAAACTTTGGAGAGAGAATATGGCAGACAAAAAAAGTGAAAA